ATAGGACAACAATGCGAAGAATAGAAGTAAAGCCTGGACATACTTACGGTGATCTCAAAGTCATCTGTGAGGTCGAGGCAAAGGGCAAAAGACATTTCCTATGCCAATGCGCATGCGGCAATAAAGTAACCGTCAGACTCGGACATCTCCGCAGCGGACATTCTACAACGTGCGGCAATTGCGGAATCGAACACGACGGTCAACGCAAGACGGTTTCGGAATGGGCTGCGCAGTTCGGGCTGAAGGAGTCGACGTTACGAGCGAGGTTGAAGGTGATGGGGATTAGCGAGGCTTTGAAAAGAACATGAGCGAGACACTGGACGTAGGCAGAACTCTGGCTGATGCGACTTTTGACCAACATCGTCTCGGCGAGTGCAAGAAGATGCTGGTTTCTCCGAGGCTGATGGAAGGATTTCGTGATGCACTTAAGGATCGAGAGATACGTCTTCCGATTGTAGAAACCATATACATTCGTGGCGTGCCGGTCGTAGAGTGCGAACAGCTTGAAGGCTTGGAATACGCTTTTGTGAAATAGAGCGGTCTAGGATTATAGAATATGACAATAAGAAACCTACACTGGGAACTAGAAACCACATTCACTCGCAAGCAAGTCATTGCCATGGCAAAGCTGGCTGAGTACGTTGGTAACATAGAATCGGACTTGTCGAGAGAGTTTCCATCTGGCTTCAAGAGCATGGATTGGACGGCAGTTCGAGAAGTCATGCTTCTATTCGCTAGGCTTGGTGCTGAAGATACACTTGGCTATCGCGCTTTAGTAAAGACTGTGCAGGACGTACACGAAGGTAAGTTTCAGATAATATCTGGAAAGGTAGTTGAGGTTGAGCAGCCCTCAAAATAGATTTCCGAGAGATCGGATGGACCGTGGTTCAGTCAAGTCGCTCAAGTGAACCAGGGAGATCGAATCGACCCACCAAGTGAAGCGTGTCCCGCGTGGATGGTTCGGGTGTTTTATGGGTTTAGTTGATGGTGACGACCGACTGTGCGATAAACTAGAAACAACGTCCGAGAAGAGGTCTTGACTCCTTGACGGGACGAGCCAAAGGACGCTAGCCACAGGTCAACTAAACCCACTTTTACAGGATTCTCGTGTGACATCTCCCTATTACGATCTCGTCCCAAAGGATCAAATCGAAAACCTTCGATGGCGAATTCGTTGCCGCGAACGCGCAATGACAGACGTGCGGTTTCGTGACGCCTTGTGGCAGGCGTGCATGGAGGATATCTGTTTCTTCTGCGCCTTCGGTCTATGGGTTTACGAACCGCGTTCAAAGCACAAGCGGAAACCGATGATACCATGGAGCCATCAGGTTCCAGTCTTACTGGCGATGAACGAGACAATCGACGAGGCAATGACTACTGAAAGTCCTGTCTCTCTGACACTGAAGAAGTCTCGTGCGCAAGGTGGAACTTATTGCTATCTGGCTGTAACCATGCAGCGAGCACTTAGGGAGCCTGGGTTTACAGTTGGGCTGGTTACTCGAAACGAATCGCTCGTTGACTCCAAGGTAGACGACTCGGCGGTTATGTTCAAAGTGGCTTGGATGCTCGACCGACTTCCAGCGTGGATGCTTCCTGAAGGATACTCACGAAGTATGACTGAGCACGTCATACGGTTTCCTAATGAATCAGGCTGGAGTGGATACGCAGCGACTGGTGACGTTGCTCGGGGTGGTCGTACAAGCCTCTTCGTGTTCGATGAACCAGGGAGCGAAGAATTTGTTGCAGCCAACAAAGATTACAAAATGCTCTCCTCGGTTGCCCACGTATCGAATGCCGTTTTCCTAGTTTCGACGTTTGGTATTGACTCTGGCGTGTTCTACGATTCCGCTACGGATCCCGACAATCCAAGAGTATACAATCTCTCGTGGATGGACAATCCTGACCACTCTCGGAATATCTACACTGTTCAAGCAGGCGTTGCAGTAGCGCATCGTCCAGAGGAACAGGAAGCAGTCACCAAGTACGTCGCCGAACACCAGAGGGAACTACGGTCTATTGAGCGCCGTGGGCACAAGATTGAGGGAAAGGTGCAGTCGCCGTGGTACAACGCGCATAGGCTACAACCAGGCGCTACACCACGATTCATCGCTCGAGAACTCGACGAGGATTGCCGTGGAGCCGTAGGTAAGGTCTTCGCCTCAGATCTGCTAGACAGGATGAAACGGACGCACTGCCAGGGTCCAGTTTGGGTTGGCACTCCAGTATTCGATTCGGAAACCTGCAAGCTCACTGGGCTTATTCCGAGAGAGGACGGGGCTCTTAAATTGTGGTTCCGTCCAGGGATTGATAATTCACCGCCACTGGGACCGTTCACTGCTGGTTGCGATATCGCGTCTGGTGGAGTGGGAGCCTACTCGTCGAATTCGGTTATCACTGCTTTGGATGACAGGACTGGTGAGCAAGTGATGGAATACGCTATAAAGGGACTCGAACCACGTCCGTTCGCGCGGCGAGTAGTCGGGCTGTGCATGTGGCTGCGAAATGCCTTGCTTGGTTGGGAGGATTCTGGTGTCTCTGGTGGTTTCGCTAAGGAAATCATGGAAGTTTTGTATTATGGCTCGATTTTTTATCGCAACGTGACGCAGCTTGGTTCTCAGAAGAAAAGCCGCAAGCCAGGCTGGCCGTGCCGAGACGCAGACAAAGCTGATATGTTTGAGCAAATGGCACTGGCGATGGAGTCTGGGAAGTTCATTCCACGGTCGGCGGAGATGATTACCGAGTGCGGAGAGTATGAGTGGGATGGTGCGAAAATCGTTCATTCGCCATCGAAAAACAAGGGAGCCGCTGATAAAAACCACGCGGATAGATCCATCGCAAGTGCTGGCTGCTGGCTGGTATTTAGCAATGATAACGTAGTCGATAAGATTGACAGCAGCGAGGAAATTGGTCAAACTCCAGAATACGGGAGCTTTGCGTGGCGTGAACAGCAGGAGAGAAATCATGTGAAATCAGGCAGTCCGCGTTATGGTATTCGGAACGTAGTTGGGTACTAAACACAACATATTTTTCAGAGGTAAAACCTGATATGGACGAGAAGATCGACAAGGCTATTGATATCCTTTTGGATCAAGTACGCTCAAACCTAAAGCCAGCGGAAGCGCTGCAGCAGACTCAAGCGTTACTGAACATGGCACATGCGAAACAATTGCTGCTAACTGAAGGAAAGACCACTACAAAGAAATCAGGAGCTGGCGCTTAACTAAGCGCGTCAACAACAAGGCACAAGCGGAGTAGCTACCGCCTAGATTGCCTCTAACATTCGCAGCCTTAGAGGGGTCGCGCTGAACCAGCGTTGGCTCCTCGTTTCTTTTTAGGCTGCGATATGATTGACCTCCAAAACGACGAAAAACGTGGTCGGCTGTTAAAAGCCATCCGCTCATCGCGTGATGCCTTAGAGCCGTTTCGTCGCGTACGCAAAGAGTTAATCAAGGATTATTGCGGAAGCTGGTACAGTGAATCGGGCGCCGAAAACAAGACGCTTGTCAATCTGATCAATCAGACAGCACGTATCTACACGGTTGCCCTAGCGGCTAACAATCCTCAAGTCCTGATCTCTACTCCCAGAACTGAAAATATCGCTTTTGCTCGCAGGTTTGAGACCAACCTGAACAAGCTCATTAGTGATATGACGCTGGACAAGACGTTTCGCGCCATTGTCCTGGATGCGTTCTTTTGCCTTGGGTGTGGCGTGGTGATGATGCGCGACACAGACACTCGATTCCATGGAATGTTGGAGTCAGAAGAAGATGTTTGGTACGACCCAGGCGAACCGTGGCTCAATCGCGTTTCGCTGGATGACTTGATACTGGACATGCCAGCCAAAGAGTTGTCCAAAATGAGATATTGCGGTCATCGCTACCGTGCTGATTATGAAAAGGTCATGGACGAGCCAGGATACTCGCAGAAAGCCAAGGATAAACTCAGACCGACCAGTCGAGCTCACCATGACGCAACCGGCGCAGCTCAAGAGATCGCTTCGGACTGGGGAAGTGCCGAGGACGACGATCTAAAGGACATGGTGTGGCTCATGGATATTTGGGTCGCCGAGAACAATTCCATTGCCACCATGGCGTGCGACCAAGGAGACTTGGAACCGCTAATTGAGCGTGAATGGACTGGTTCTCAGGCTGGACCATACAAGTTTCTTTCTCTGGGCGACACGCCTGACAACGTCATACCGACTTCTCCAGCAATCAATCTGAAGGGGATGCACGATCTTCAGAACAGGCTGCATCGCAGGATGGAAGATGATTCCGACGCGCATCGAGTCGTGAACGTCTACCCGCCAAGCATGGTTGACGATGCGAAACGACTACAGACTGCCGAGAGGAATAGTTGGCAGCGAGGCGCAAGCCCAGAGCAAATCAAGCAGTTCGAGATGGGTGGCGTTGACCAACGAGACATGGCAATGGCTACATTCATTCAAACAGAATACGACCGCTTCGCTGGTAACCTGCAAGCGATGGGCGGGCTCGGAGCACAAGCCAGCACTGTTGGTCAGGAAGAATTGATTCACGGTCAGCTATCGAAGAACGTGGCTGATATGCGAATGGCTGTCGTCATGTTTGCTGGAGA